AAATTGTTTAAAGATTGGCAACGCATGGATACGCTTAAGGATACTATGGCAAAAGGCACTGAACACTTTACTGCGATCGAAAGATTGCGGGAGAGAGTTGGTGTCAATGTCACAGCCCTAGGCGTAATGGCAGAAATGGCGAAAGCGATTTTCTACTTCACATCGAAGAAGACTACCGCTGACATTTCTGCTAAGGTGAATGATGTACAGAAGATGCTGTTCCCGCTGGAGAAGGCTGGAAGCATCCCTGTTACTTTACCTCAACAACAAGGTTTGAATGAAGGATTGATTTGTGCTGCTGGAGGACTTGCGTTTACGTATGTTGGAATTGTAGCTTTGCAGAAGCTTACTGAGTGGCTCTTCGCGAAGAAGAGAGGAGTTAGTAAGGCTGCAATTCAGGCATTGGTTCGAAAGTATGACTTGGCGCCAACTCCAGCTGCAGAGCTGGAAGGTGCCTTGACTGCTAGAGGAACGCGAACGCAATTGAAGAGATTGCTCACTTTTGTGACTGCGGACCCTGTGCAGTGGAGTGAGATGGTCGAGAGTATGAATGATTTTGTTGGAGAGGACCGAGAGTTGATTCGCTCATTAGCCCGTGATTCGTTTTGGTACGATATGTGGGTGAAAGGCGAGATGGCTGGTAGATTCTTTCCTGAGAAGGGTAGCGCTTATGATTCTATGTCACCTGAAGTGTTTCGTCGCCTGATAAAGGCAGCGAGTTCACTTGATGACGCAGAACAAGAAGGCGCTTATTCTCAAGAAAAGATTAGATCCCGGAAAATGGTTAGGAAATTTGCTAATGTTAAACAACAAGGTTTGCCGAAGGAACAGAAAGAAGGTTTTGCCAAGTGTTTTCCAGCAATGGAAACACCGCAGCTACAAGGATTTACGGACCCGAGCGCTCAAACGCTCGCGGTCAACCTCCTTAAGGTTGTAGGCAGAATCTACTTTGAAAGTGGAGACTACAAGAATGTGATGAATTTTGTGCCCCTTAAAGGCACTCTCATCATGTTCCCTCGGCATCTCTTGATTCCAACTGGTAGCAGCCAGATTGCAAAGTCTGGTATGTTGTATGTGGAGCAGAAATACTCCGCTACAACTGGCTACAGTAAACCGATTGTTTTTGACAGTGCAAATCTAGCCTTCCTGCGAAAGCATGAAGATCTAGACTTTGGCGTCGGCACGGGTGATCCGTGTCCTAAGCAGTCGGTTGGAAGTCGGTGTGAATGTGTGTATGTTGAGTGGGTTGTGTATGATTTGGGCCGTGCGTCAATGGTGACGTACGGTGACTATGTGAAACATTTTATTGAAGAGAGACATCTCTTTTCTGGTAAGAAAGAAGGTACGCTTGTCGTTAAGCGTGCTGAAGGATTCTCCCAGATTCAATTGAATGATGTTCGACCCATTGAAAGTGCAGTGACTATGCGTGCCCATCATGCCGGACAGGTTGAGATGCTCGTGAGAGGTTTCGCCTATACGGCTGGGACGCAAAGTGGTGACTGTGGTTCCCCTTTGATCGTTTGTGACTCAGCAATTCCTGGTAAGATTTGCGCTATTCATACCGCTGCTTTCACCAGCAGTGCGAATGCTTTTGCTACGCTCGTCACTCGTGAGTGGCTTGAGCATGTGATTGCAGATTTGAATACGCAAAGCGTAACGCTTGAAGAAGCGCCAACGCAACAAGGAACGTGTTTTGCTGAATTGATGCAAGGTAATGTTTTTCCCATAGGTGAGGTTAACTCGCAAGATGCGCTATTTCAACCCAGAAAAAGCGACTATTACGAGTCCCCTCTACATTCGATGATCCCTGTTGTGAAAAGGCCAGCTGTTCTTTGGAACAACGACCCTAATTACATAGAGAGAGAGAATGGTGACGTGTTTGTCAATGCATTTAAGAAGTTTGGAGTGGATCGTGTCCATGTGACACAGGAAGCTAAAGATAACTTAAAAGCAGCGACGACCATGCTCATTGAGCTTATGGAAACATTACCCCGAGATGAAGAACCCCGGATTTGGAATGACTTTGAAGCCGTCAATGGCTTCGGCAAAGTAAACCGCTTGAATTTGAACTCTTCCGCTGGCTATCCCTATTGCTTGCAGAGCATGAAAGGAACAGCCAAAGGAAAGAGCGCTTATGTAGAGCGGTTAGAGGACGGTAATCTGAAACTAGTGCCCTTCATGGACCTGCAGGTGAAAAAGCGCGAAAGCGCTGCATCTGCAGGTGTGAGAGTGGCATCCGTTTGGACAGCTTGCTTGAAAGACGAGTTGAGACCGGTGCGAAGAGTTGCATCTGGTACCACTCGTGGTTTCGTTGGCTGTCCTATGGATTATACCGTTTTGTTCAGAAAGTACTATGGCTCATGGATCTCCTTCCTGCATGGAAATTATATTGATAATTTCTGCGGAGTTGGAATGAACTGTGAGAGTGCTGACTGGACTAAACTCGGTGAGAGAATTGAAAGATTCCCTCACTACTTTGCCTTTGATTATACGGATTGGGACGGCTCAATTTCAAGTGAATTGGCTTGGGCTGCTGGCGATGTTATTAAAGGATTTTATGGTGCAAAGTGGACGCAAGTTCACCATGTGCTTATGGATGAGATGATTAACACTGTCATGATTTGCAAGAATGAGTTGTATATGAAGCGTCGAGGCATGCCTTCGGGCACACCCTGTACTGCTGAGTTTAACTGTATTGCAAATCTCCTATTGATTATGG